GCTCGTCTGCAGTCAGTGAACCTTCTGTTGATACTGTATCAGTACCAGCATCGTATGTAATTGTTTCTCCCATAGTTATTGAGGTTGTGGTGTTGCGGTTTCTTCTGGAGGTACGCCTATCATAGCCTCCATAGCTTGAGTGGCTTCAGGATTTTTAGATGGGTCCATCATTGGAGAACTAGCGAATTGACCAGCTTGATCTAGTAAAGATTGTTGCTGCTGCATTGAAGCTGCTTGTTCCTTTTCTTGTTGAAGCTCTTGCATAGTCTTAACTAAGTTAAGGATATCAATACCTTGAGCTGCAGCTAATCGTTTAATAGCTTCGTCAGGTTTAATGTATTGAGCCAAAGCTTGTGGACCCATTGTCTGTGCAATAGTTGTAACAAATTGTACAAGTGCATCTCTATCTTGACCTCTACCTAAAGCATTAACACCTGCTACAATAGTAGGTTTCATTAAAGTCTTAGGAACAGAAGGTATCTGTTTAGATTTAGTAAGAGTATGCATTTTTCTATTCAAATATGGCACTAAAAATTCAGTCGTTAGTAAGCTGAAGAGACCGCCCAATTGTTGTTCTAATTCCATTTGAGTCATACGAACTTCTTCTGCAGTAGTTCTTTCTGACTGTCTGACATTAAGTATAAGGAAAGCTTCTGATAATCTTTTTTCTAAAACATTAGCTAATTGAAATGCAGTTTGGAAGTCAGCAGTTTTACCTACTTGAACAACACCTACATCATCAGGTCTACCTTGTATGATAGCACCATTCCCTGCTTGTGCAAGGGCTTGTGGTTTAGTAACTGAGCTAGGAGATACAGTGAATATCACTTTTGATGCAGCTGCACTACCTTCAACAAGTGCTTGCATTAATGCTTCTAGTGATTTAAGATCACCAAGAAACTCTTCTACCCTTGAACGTCCATAGTCTTCACCATCTACAGTAACAAAACGTAGTGGTATCCAAGGACTTTTATCTTTAGGTGCTTTACCTTCACTACCAGGGATTAACATATCCTGCACCTCTTGGTACCAGATCCATCCCTTTGGTGTTAGTTTTATACAAGTATAAACTTCAACATTTTTATCATAATTACGGTCATCTTGATTAGGTTCAGTAGATAGTGTGTTCCCCATCATACTTACTAAATCTCTACTAACTTTTTCTTTAGTAATTATTTTAAGTACATTACCATTACCATCTCTTTCAACAACATAACGGTTAAGAGGATATACTTTCATACCATCTTTACCCATGTAAAGTAATGAATTACCTGTTACTACAAGATGTTTAATAGCTGAAAAGATTTGAACACGATCACTTGAAGCAGCAATGCTTTCCATAATCTGACGTTCAATCTTTGCAAAGCTAAGATCCATCTCACTTTTTGCTTCTGGTGGTATCTCTATTCCTAACTTAGAGTCATCTAATTGTAGTTTAAAGAAACTTGTTGAGGGAGGGAGTAGTCCTAACATAAGTTTTGAACTTAGTGTAACTACACCCTTAGCCCCTACGCTTTGCCAAGGTGTTTTAAATTCTTGGTAAGCTGAGGGCTTTTCATTCCTCATTAGCAATGTGGGGATAGTTAATTCCGCACAGTCATAAGCAATATTAAGAAACTGTTCACGGTTAGTAGATAATTTATTGTACTCGTTCCGTGCGTGTGCCATCATTTCTTAGTAGTAGGAGGAGGTGTACCAGTACCAGTATTTACACCTTGAGGTGTATTAATACCTTGTAGACCACCTGTTTCTGGTTTCTTAGTGGCTAACTGTGTAGTACCTGCTGATCTTTTTTTAGTTTGTACCTTTTTAGAAGTGACTTTAGCTTTACGCTTAGTCTCATCTTCCTGCATTGGACCAGGTGTAGGTGCAGCTGGTGGATCTACAGGAGCACGTTGTACTTCTTGAGGTGCTGGGGGTGCTGTAGGTGGAGCTGGTGTTGGTGGGGCAGGTACTGAACCTCTACTGCCGCCGAATATTGAACTGATAATGCCGCCGCACATAATATTAATCGGATAGTTGTTGTTTAAGTAATCTAATAATAGATAGTTGACCAGCTCTAAAAGATATTTCTTTTTCTGATAGGTTATGGTCTGGAAATACGTCAG